TAAAAGATTATCATAATATACGAGTAGTTCCTCGTATATTATGATAATCTTTTACAAATAATCTAGCAAAATATGAAATGGGTTTACCATTTGAATCTATATCGGATACAGGTTTCGTCCAAGTAAATTTACCTTCTGCTGGATTTACAGGATATATAGTTAAAGGATAGTAGACTACTTCCTCCATTTTCCCATCGAACGATTCTGTGCCACCGCCACCACCGCCAATACTCCATAGATATCCCATAGTATCTCTCTCGAATTTTTCTATACTTGTTCCGGTTTTCCATCTAGTAGATGACCCAGCTGTCAATACTCGCCCACTCTGGTCCTCTAATTTTCCGTTCAAGAATAATTTACAGTTACCGTGAGTTAAGTCTTTATCGAATGTTACTATTATATTTGTAGGATTTCCATTTTTCATAGCCGGTGTGTGGCTAATTAATTCCACAAAATCTGATTTAGAGTAAAAGAATTGTGCTACTACTTTTCCAGAACTATTTAGAAGTATGTCAATTCCTCCAGCTCCCCCAGTCCATAGTATCCCCATCTTGTCTACAGGCCAAGTATCTGGTCTTATGTGTAATACAAATGAAGATTGGTTTCCATTTATACTACCCGGGGCATCTCCACTTCCAGAATATTCAGGAGAAAGAACTATCAATTTATCCCCATCGCCATTAAAATTATGACACCATCCAGATAAACCTTCAGGGTCTAAAAATGTAGTATAATCTTTAATTGTACCTCCAGTATGCGTACCTTTATCTGTTGTACTAGATGGTCTCAAATTGCCATTACTGTGGAGTGTATTTTTTCTAGTAAAACCATATTGATATTTATTATCATTGAAGTAATCTATAATATCTGCTTCAGAATCATCTAAACTGGGAGGCCAATGCATAAATGTATTTTCAGTACTAGGTAATGGTCTCCAGCAAGGTAGGTGTAAAGGTGATTTATGATATTGATGAGAAGGTAGTTCGGTATCAATTATTATAAATCCATACCAAGCATCTTCTGCATCACAGGTCCATTCAAAATCAGGGAAAAATGGGTTATCTTCATTCGGCATTACCGAAAAATCTTCAATGGTCGGTACATCATCTTCATATATAGCCAATCCAAATGGACGCATAGTATTAGAACTGCCATATGTTTCATCTACTATCTTATCTGTACTCTCGGAAGTCGCTATAGTTAATAAAGAACTATTAAGTGAATTTGTAGGCGCCACCATAGTAGAAACTATATCTCCGGGTTCTATTTCATCTATAGTTACTATAGGAGTTATATTAAATACTAACCATTTATCTAGTGAACTAAGATTTTCCTCTACAATTGTCTCCGTAACATACCCACCATTGAGATTATCTTCATCATTCATCTTTCCACTACCATAATTAGTCTGTGTTTCTATTACTGTATCATCTATACCTGGACGTATATTTCTCCTTTTTAAATATGTGGCTGCGTCGGTATATGTAGATTCATTAAATGTTGCTCCATATTCTGATACTGCTGGTGGATTAGATGATTGATTAACTGTCAATATCGATGAATAACTTCTGTCTGAGCCAGGTATGCCTGCAGTAGCACCTGTATTTCTAATCTCTAATGTTATCCAATACTTTAATGGAGATATATATAATTTATTTTTATATATATCTGTACATAAAGGATTGTCTTTCAATTGCTTTTCTATAGTACTAGTGGGCAATAAGTTTCTGCCGTGCCCAGTAAGTCGCACATCTTTATTGAAAGTAATAACATTTTCAAGTCTATCCTTTATCTTAACTACCAATCCGTGCTCATTTGTTGGATTTGTTCCCCAATCTTCTTTGAATATTTCTCCAGTATCATTACCAAATGGGTCCACACTTCTATGTAATTTATATATTACATATTCGGTATCATCATCTAAATTAAAAATATTTCCATTATCCACAATTACTGTACCTTGCTCGGCCAAACTAAAATCTAATACTCTAGCAGAAGTAAAAAAGTTTTCTCTTTTTGCAGGAGTACCTTTATTACCAGCATCATCTTTGCCTAAATCTACAGTCTGTGAATTGAAATCTAATATAGCACATCCTTTATTACTAAATTTATCTACGTGTGTAACTCCATCAGTCTCGAAATCAAATCCTCGATTGGCTACTCCCGTAGTATTTAAACCTTTATTGACAAATGGCCATCCACGCGCACCATTAGCTGGGGTACCAGCTTCGTAAGTGAAAAAAGAGTGAGAAGCCTGTCTTCCAATTCTTTCATCTTGTATATTACTAGTGAATCCCGCACGTATTGCTATATTAGTTGAATCGTGGTATATCGCTTCTATATCTCCTGTAAATGCTACATCATTAAAGAATAGATTTATTGCACCCCCACTTGTATTTTTGTCAAACTCGGCTAAAGTATCAAAACCGATAGAAATGTAAGATGGATTATAAGCAATCACATCCTCAGCCTGAATACCATCCCATCTGGTATCTTTTATATAACTCATAGTAGCAGGAATATGTATCTTTCCTCTAGTTCCTAAATTATTTTCACTTACTGTTGAGTTAGTATGTATATGATTGAATCCTTGATATGTAATATTATCTATATATAATATATTTTCTGCATCAAAGTCAGCGACACCTAAAGAAACATCATCAGGGTCAGTAGTGTATGTAGCATCACCCGGGAAATTATAATTCCATATTGATAGATGTCTAGGTGCACTCCAATCATCAAAAAATTGGTTACCTTTAGTGTGAGAATGTATCTGTAACCATACACTTAGTGGGTCACCAGTTTTAGAATCTCTAATCTGCATAAATACTTGACCTGCGATAAATGTAAATTTTAATTTAAACCAGTTATTTTGCTCAAGTTGGACTCCCATATTTTTTACGTCGGTATTACTTTCCGCATTATACCACAGAGTTCCCCCTATACTTTCGTGAAAAGTATATCCATCATCATCCGCTTTATTTTCTAAGTTATAAGTATAAAATCCTTCGTCATCAGTATCAAATTTCTGAGAATCTGCAACTTGGTTCGTAAATGGAATTGCCAATATAGGAGAGTCGCCCAAATATTCTCTATCTAAATTTAAGTTAGCATTTATTTTAGTTCCATTCTGACCGAAATCTATAGGATACTTAGCTATAATTACACCTGTTGCAGTTCTATATTCTTCTGAATCTGCCTCGTAATCCTTTATAAGTTTAATCACCTTTGAAGCACTTGGAGAAGTAGTTCTGGCCATAAATGCCCATAAACTTTCGTTTGCCTGTGGTTTGGTTCTAGTCATAAGAACTGCGAATCCTCTTACAATTGCACATCCGTTAACTCCTCTGTAATCAGTTTTATCGTGATGTGTATGAGCATCAGAACTGGCTCTGAATACTGGGGCCATATTATCTATATACATATCCATAGATATACTTTGATTAGTATATCCCCAAGCATTATCTCCTACATAGAATGGCGTTCCTCCGCCCAAGTCATCGGTTCTTAACGTACTGCTACCCGGAGTATCAATTGCGTGAGGATACGGAATCTCTGTGACACAGCATACTTCCTGTCTATTTTCAGCAAGTTGACCATAACTTAGGTCATCGGGTATTTTCTTTCCACCGGCCGCGCCCGGTATTGCATCAATCCCCCATCTTGTTCTCATCTTTAAGGATTGGCCCTCGCCGAATGTTTTCTCTGTACTCAACGTAGCTTTAGCAAAAAATAAATCATTACCTTCTGCGTCTATGTAATTCTCATTTCCACGTGTATATATATCTGTGAAAATAGTACTACTTGTCTCAGCATTAGATTCTCGGTCACTTTTAATACTAACAGGATTTACATATTTCAATGCAGACGTAGGTAAGTTAGGGAAATGAACATCTGCTACCATTGCATCCATACCGTGTTTGGGGTGCCACTCCTTTGAATATGTGACGTGAGCCGCAGTTATAAAAGCGGTGGCGGAACCTAGAGAGAGCAGTGTTGACGCTAGTGCTATACCATAAGTCATACCAACCGTCTTCCAGGGGTCACCCGAAGGAACAAGTCTACTGCCGAGTACTCTCTTTTTTTCTAGAAATATAACATTTCGCCGTCCACCTTCTATTGGCTCACCATATCTTCTACTCAATTCTGCCAAAGATAATGTAGTCGCACCAATTTGGTATGTATGTGCATCATCTATACTAATGAAAGGGTCTCCATATGAAACTAATCGTTCCCCAGCTATCTCTGTTACTTCTGACGCACCTCCAGTGAAAGGTTCATACAACCAAGGCACAGAAATATCGGTAAGAGCAGTTATAACGGTCAAGTCTCTTTTATTTACAGTTATAGTGCCCTCATTATTATTTCCAATTGCAGTGTTGGACTTCCATACCTTAAATCCAGGTAAACTTTCTCCGGCATTCAAAGTAGTTGAAGTAGGAAATGTGTACATTTTCAAACCTACCAAAGAAGAATCGCCAAATACATCTGGTTCGGGAATTGCCATATCAGATATATATGTTTGATAATCTGCGCCACCTCTTATATTTGCAGTAGTACCATTACCATCAAATAAATCTCCGAATACTATAGAAGCGTTAAAATCATACCAACCCGCTGAATTAGTATCAACGCTTACTTTCTTGTAGTACCTATTTGTACCAGCACCTACTACTGCCATTAGAATGCACCTCTGTAACCTGACATTCTTAGCGCTATTGGCAATTCATTTGCCAACTTCTGCGCAAAATCGGTTCCATCCTGCGCATATACATCTCCAACGTTTACTGTTATTCCTGCTCCCATACCTACCATTCCTTGTGTCTTTGAAATTATTTGTTCTCCAGGTTCTACATATACCAACTGATGCCTTGGCGCTACTCCACCTTCATCATATACACTTCGTCTTCCTGCTCTGACAAACATACCTGTATCTGCTGTCATAGAACCATATGCCGTTGATTCTGCTTTCATTGTATTCAGTTCTTCTTTCTGCTTATCCATACTCTTTTTGAATTTAAGATAGACGGCACCAATTGCAGCTGTCATTCCAATACCATATGCAATAGCAAATGCTGGGTTTGGAGCGTCCATCATTGATTTTAATACTGTATGAAAAGCCAATGCCGCATTAGCAACTTGCAATATAGCCATTAATCCAAACAATGCTTGTGTCCATCTATCTTCTGCAGTAGCTAACATCATACCTGCACCATAAGCGGCCATCAACGAACTTGCGAATAAAGTTGCAATATCTCCAGCCACCTTCATAGTGAACTGGAATTTTCTAATCTTTTCACCATAAAGTTCTGTTGATAACATACCAATTTCCATTTCCCACTTAAGTGTTTCCAGTGCACTCTTCAATTGTTTTGTACTGAATATTCCGTTCTGTGTTGCATAATTAACTATATCTTGGACATTAGCCTCTTGAATACCGTCCATATTTTTTAATTTGACCATATTACGCAACTTTTTTAATCCTACAGCGTGCTTCATATCAAGCATAATTTTATGTGCAGTCTTCTGTGCATTCTGACTCATAGTATCATTCAACTTCAACATCTGGCCGGTCATACCACCCATCATCATTGATGTGAACTTCATACCAATGGCGAACTTAAGTAAGAACCCATTGCCTGCAGTAATTAATCTGAATAATCCTTCAAGTAAAGGAACAAACTTGCCCATTAAATCTACAATCTTATTAAATTGTTCTTGGAAAGATGCATCTGATAATACTTTAGTAAATGCTGTAACTGAAGTAGTCAATGCTACTGCCAATTCTGGTTTAATACTTTCGAAGAAAGTAACGAATGCTTTAATCATTTCATTTACTCCTTCCATTACTTCAGGTGTTCGGAATACTGCCATAAATGTTTCTTTCATAACAGCTAACTGAGAATTAAATGATTGTAATTGAACTTCAGTAACATCAGTTAATGTTCCTGAAGCATCATTAACTGCAGCTAACATTTCTCTGTAATCATCTGAAGCCCCTACCAATAAACCAAAAGAACGCAATGCGCGAACAGTAAACACGTCTGTAGCTTGCTGAAGCATTTCAATAGTTAGGGTTTCATTTTCAAACGCGGCTACAAGTGCATCTATATTTATTTTTCCATCTTCTATAATATTGAATGTATGTCCCATTCCTTCAAGGAATCTCTCTAATTCATCCGTGTGTTGAAGAATATCTAAAAACATCTTGTTGACAGAACGTGCGGAAATACCTGCCTCTAACGCACGATTAGATAACACTGCCATAATAGATATTAACTGTTCGTAACTAATTCCCGTCATATTAGCAGTAGAACCAGCATATGCAAATGCTTTCTGTAAGTCACCTATGTCTAAAATAGACCGTTGGGTTGCAACCTGCATCTTATCTAAGACGTCTTGAGTATCTTTATAGGTCTTACCAAATGTTTCTATAGCAAACACCGTCATCTTAGATGCTTCTTCAAATGATATAGCATTGGCTTTGGATAACATTGTCATAGCAGCCAGACCATCATTTATCTGGGCAACTGTAAGTCCCGCCTTTGATAATTGAACTGCACCTTCAGCAATAATATCACCAGACACACCAAATTTGGCTGCAGCCTGATTAATTGAAGCACCAAGAGCATACATCTCTTCCTTTGTCAACTCGCCTAATGCACGAGTATGAATTAATGATTGATTGAATTGGCGTGTAGCATTGAAAGCAATAAATGCGCCGGCACCTAAACCAATAAATGCAGCAGACATACCGATAAGTATTTTTCTAGAAACTGCCGCACCTGCTTGTATAGTACCATATAGTTGAAGATATGTTCCTTCTAAATTTTTGAGCTGCGCTACGGCTGCTCCAGTATATGCACGAACACTAAAACTAGTACCTACATTCCCTGCCATTATGTCCTATACCCCACATATTGTCTGTGATATCCAGCTCTACTATACATTCCTTTCCTGAATTTACGTCGTCTTGCCTTTGAAGTAAATGGAACCGGAGAACCCAGTCTTGCGCCTGCAATACCTATAGCCATTGCCTTTAGCATCGCCATTACTGCACCTGATTGTATGAACCCCCCAAAGAATATGTTCTTGATATCTGAGCCCATACCGATGTAGTGCCAATATTTACTTGGAGGCATAAACCACCACATCATTCTATTACCAAAGAATTTCTGCATAAGAGTTCGTTCCTTCCTTAGCTTAGTTATTAAATTATCGTAATCCAAATCAATTTTCCAGTATAATGGTAACATTTTATTACCAGCATCCCCATAAACTCCCGCCCAAGGACCTTTGTATCTCAATTCTTGCGCATAATGTTCTGACCAGAACGAGGGGTCTTGCATCATTTCTGGCTCTGCCATTCTAAGATGCTTCTTAAATGCTACTGGGCCAGCATCCAAATATACCTTTCCCAGTCTAGCTATCTCATTGAATCCATCGCGTAGTCCTGGGGTTATAAATTGCCTGTGTCCCTGGAATTCGTGTACAAATACCCAAGGTGCTGCAGAATAAGGCTCAACTGCACCATAAATTCTAATACGTCCAAATGTATTCTGAAGTTCCTTACCAAATTCAGCTCGTAAAGCCGCGGCACGCCACGTTGTAGTTCCCATCCATTTAGATGGTTTCTCAAGCCAAGCATATGGCATTAAGGTAGCTGTTATATCCATCAAAGAAGCCTGAAAACTTGCGATACCTGTAGCATATTGTTTTCCTTCTTGCTTTCCACCCCCATAATAAAATTTCTCTCCCTTTTCCAAACCTCTTGGTTTACCTTCAAACGCAAACGGATGTGACATCTTTGCTCTTCCCTGTTGCCCTAATGGGCCACCAGCAGCACCATAGAATCTTGTACTGAAAAATTTCTGGGTACCTCCCCAGTTACCCCATCTATAAGTATATCGTCTCCAATTATTAGGAAGGTCACCTCTATAAGTAACTCCCCACATAGGGACCATTACATTTACTTCTGGTATACGTGGGTCATCTTTCTTTCTGCTATATGTTTTCCAGTGTAACCCGGGCCAGTCACCATATCCAGCATTGAAATAGTGGAACTTTATATTATCTCCAATGATACCTCCTGCGTGCTCACGAACATATGCAGTAACAAGATTTATATAATTCTCCAACGCTTGTACAGATGGTATAACACCATCTGATACGGCAGAACGAATGTTAAATAGCCCTCCCTTTTCTCCCAAAGCTTGAGCTGCAGCTAGAACTCCTCTACTTTTAGATTTCTGCAGCCATCCCTTATAGTTCTTACTTGCATTTAAGTTGCGCCACATTTCTTTTCTCATTTCACGAGGAGTAATATCTACAGGTTGAGCAGCATATCCGTATTCTCTTACCGATTTCTGTATCTTACTTAGTGTCTTATCTTCATACCTAGCGACCATTCCACCAAAACGCGCTTCTGCCCATACCTTTTTAGTATATTGGCCTGTCTTAGGGTCTATTGCATACATCCACTGCTTTCTAGGTACAGGTTTAGTCCAGCCACCGCTTATCCTAAATTTTACGCCAGACGCCATCATCTTCCTTATATTTCTCATAAAGCGCGTAGATGCGTATCCCGTTTTCTGCACAACCCGCATCGATGGGCCAATTATTCGTTTGCCTCCAGGGTCAAGCTGCTGATAAGTAAAGGTTCTTCGTGGAGGTTCCATATAGACCTTGCCACCTTTGGGGTCCCAATGTTTACCTACAAAAATTTTATCTCTAGACCGGTCCACCTTAAATTTCACAAATCGTTTTCCGGGACCAGCTCCCAGTTGTTGCATACCATACCCAGCCTCAGCCAGCTGGCCAGCAAGTCTAATTTTTTTCGATGGCCCAAACGATGATGCAAGGCCTGGACGTGATTCAAAACCTCCGGGTATTCTCTCTGCGGGAGGTCTAGCAGCAGGGTCCGCTAATGCATCCCCTATAACTTTTGCAAACTCCCTTTGAGTTGCATTGAATACCGATTCGTCCCATTCTTCCATTACCATTATTTATGCGCCCTATTTTCCGCTTCCCTTTGCGCCTGTTCTTGTTGCTCCTGCGCCCATCGTTCATACTCGTTCATCGCCATTATTATATCTGGCGAAGAACCTAGCACTGATGGCAGGTCACGAACGTCTACGCGTATCCTTTCTATGCAGGTTGCTTTTATTGTTTCATCAGTCAAGGTCCATTCCGTTACTATAGGTAACTCGAACCAAGGCTCGTTAACAAGCGGCAACGACCAATTTTTCCCGAGTTGAACTAATGCTAATTCTTGGTCGTCTTCTGCAAATTTCTGGACACTGATTCCCAGACGTCCTCTTTGGTGATACCCAGAAGTTCGAAGTAGAACGGTAAGAGAGCCCCTCTATCGGGTGCCTCAAGTTCACCAATATCTTTTCTTATATTAGCCTCACTCTCTTCCTTCAAGTCAACGCAAAGCATTTTAATAACCTTTGCCGCCATCTTGACGTCTCCGCTCAGGTCGCCTTCTAATGCGCCCCCGAACTCTTGTAATGTTTTAATCTGACCGACCGATGGTCGGTTAAATTTAAGCTTGTCACCAGACAGTGGAAATTCAAATTCCACAGTCTTTGCTGGTCTTGTATATTTTTCTAATAGTTTTCCCATTCCAATTCCTCCTATTTATTTGTTTTTAGCTTACGCTAATGTGTTTGCGTATGATTTAATCTTTTATGTGTTCTAGAATCCCTTTGCTGCAGATGTACTGATTGGAGTACTTCCACTAGTGATTCCAGCTGATGCTGCTTCATCAAAAGATACATAGCGTGCGTCGTCCCAAGTCAAAGTTCCTCTGGAAGCTTGACGATTAGCGAAGCTGATTGAACATCCTATCTTACAATTACTGAAACACCAGTAGAGAGAGTTAGAACCATCTCCAGTTAGTTGTTCTATAATTATTTGATAGCCACGTTCATCTGCTGCTCTTGTTACTGCTATATCCAACGTTGGGTCGAATGTAGCATAGTTGCCTCCGGTTCCAGCGGTATACGTATTCCATCCATTTGGAAATTCGTAAGCCAATGCTTTCAAATGCTCGTGTGGGATTCCAGTTGAACCTGCGGTTCTGTTATATTCCATTATGAAATCACAGCTTCCGCTGCCCATTTCTTTAATCTCTATATCGTGGTCAAATGCATCGCCGAGTGTCTGGAAAGTATCGAACTCTTTCCCATATCCACCAATACTAATACCAGTAACTCCTGGTATTAAATAAAGTTCTCTGTCGGCATCTCCATCCCATATTTCACAGGCATTCTTTACCAATGTACTTGCGTTTGGCCCATCTGTCGCCGCGTAGGTGTCAGAAACGTCATTCGCTCTTGCTATGAATACTTTTACGGCACCTTTTAAAAATGTTGTCATATTTGTATTACCTCATTATATTTCGTCAAACGCCCAATCGTTGCAAGTCCAACTTACTGTAGCTCGGGTCGCCTGTCTGTTTGCGAAACTGGGCGAGACTGATTCTAATTTTACTTTATTGAAGGTATACTTCAGTCCCCCGGTCTCGGCTTGGTCTATGTAGTCATAAACTACAACGTTTAAACCTTCTGTTGTTTTGAATTTAATATAGTGTACTGCCTCATACTCAGGAGTTGCTGTTACAGTAGTATCTGTATACGGGTCAGTAGATGCTGTTCGCACGTGAAATTCTCCTGAACTTATTTCATCTGCTGAAGTAGTTACTCTTATTCTAGGTTCATTACCAGTTGTTGATACTCTATACACTCTTAACCAATAATGTTTGCCGATAGTAAGGTCATCACCACTAGTCCAAGTTGCACCTAAATCTGAAGAACTTAAGAGTCTCCATTTATTTACTCCATCGAAATTACCTTGCGGTATAGTAAATGAGGCCTCTGTAAATGAACCTGTTGCTGTAGATGATGGGACTCCATATATCATATATTTGTCTCCGCTTGCCACAGCAGTTGGTACTGTTGCAAATGTAACTGAATCATTAGATGTAGCTGAATCCGTTATCCTTCGTGTTAAACCAGCATTGGAACCAGAAAGGAATTTAATAGTTGCACCTATAAAAGTGTTATCTGCGTAATCTAATATACCAGAATCTTCCAATGTAGTAGTACTACCACCAGATGCTAAAGCAGCTGTTTCTCCCATTGAAATATTACCAAAACTTAATTCATCGTATACATCTACTTTCATAGTAGCCGCGTTACCGCCAGAACCTCCATTACTTGTAAATGAAAGACCTAAAGTATCTATATTTTCGCCCAGTGCTTTAAATCTAATCCAAATAGTATCGTTATCATCATCAAATGCTATTTGACTATCTGCTGTAGATATACGCTTAAAGTGAGTTAAGAATCTACTACCAGTATAACTACCTTGAGTATCAAGGTCAGTCCAATCTTCATCGGAGAAAATAATACTATCATCGTTATCTAAATTAGCTAATGCTGTACCGTCGCCATCAGCCAAATCCACATAACCATTTACCATTTGCATCATCTCTCTGAATTTCTGGCTACCACCTTTAGTTGGTTTAATATCAGCTACAATATCAAAACTACCGCTCGCTTCTTCTGTTATCTCTATGTCGTGGTCGAATGGGTCTTTCAAAGTTTGAAAAGTATCGAATACTTTATTCATTCCACTCAGACTTACTCCTGTCAAATGTGACACATCGTGTCCGTTGAATTCCACTCTTGTTCTCTGTCCTAAATAGTTTACCATTTTATCACCTATGTTGTTGCGTCCAGATACTCTACTGCCATCGTGAGTATGCCACGATAAAGAAACTCGTCCTCAGCTACTTGCTCTTTAGCTACTTGTTCACCGCCACGGCAATCGTGTGTGATTGGAGTTAAGCTTGTGAATCTCATATCACTAAGAGTATCCTGAAGTTTATCAAGTTTCTCATTCACGAGTCTTTTTCTCGTGAGACCACTTATAGTATCGAACTCTGATACGCTAAGGTTAAATACTACCTCTGCACTCATTCTTCGGGTACCATCCATAAAGTAGTCAATCGGCACGTTGGTAGTGCCATATATAATATTTGGAACATCATATTCATAATCAGTATCCTCATCTTCATCCATATCTATCCTATAAATAGTGAAATCTGAGAAATCTCCACTGTCAGTTATAGCAGTTTTTATATCTGTTGATAAAGGTTCTAACATTGATACCATATTTAAGTGCCGAAATTACTCCCACTGTCTCCAGTACTATCTCTTCCTATGGTATACATATACGGCTTTCCGGTCGTATCTGGGTCCCGGATAGTATATATATCCCTTCCTTCACGATAATCAATCTTAGTTGGATTGATTATATACATAACTTCATATGCCTGTTGCATATATCTCTGCCATTCCAGCATACCAGTATCCTTATACATCTTCGTTCGATGTATCTTCTGATAAGCTAGGGCAACAGCAATGTTCGCTATTGCTTCATCCTTTAAATAAGTACCGGTGGTATGTAAGGAAGAAATAGCCACTGCCTCATCCATTATCTCATTATAGAATTCCCTCGCCAATGCTTCATATTTATCTGTGAAATCAGAGTCACTTATCGAACTACTAGCTATACTGGATAAATCCCTAAACCTCTCCAATATTGTATCTGCCGCCATTACCTGTCTCCATTCGAGATGAATTTCATACCTTCACTCACGTGCCATATTGTCCTGTCACCATTGGTATGTATTATTACATACATTGCGTTATTCTTATCTATATAAACCTTTCCGTACTCTATATCCTCTGAGTATTTAGGTTTCTTTACCATTCCATCTCCTAATTCTATAAACTCTTCCAAATCCAATTTCATTTTAAGGCCTCCCTTAGCATTGTTCTCCATTCCTCTTTCGTTATTACTGTGTCCCACCATTTCGAGTTAAACTTACTGGTGACACCCATCTGTTTTCGTATACCATTGTATACTCGTCTCTTGCTATATCCTGGTTTCCCATCCAGACTATGCAACCATTCTCTTATTGTCGTCATAGGTCCATCTCCAAGTAGTGTGATATATCGTGGAATCCCGTATCTATAAACTCTGTAGCATCGATTATATCTCCACTGTCGAACGGCGTGAAGTCTCCCACGTGGATGTCTCCACCGAATCCTGCTGTCTGGTCCCACGTTCCATCATTGTCGAACGTCTGCTGAACATACCAGTCTTTTCCATCAGATACTTTGACAGTAGCTCCACTGTAGACATTGAAGGTATCACATACCTTATTGTCTTCGTCCATCGTCAATGTTCCTGAACGTAACTTAACATCTCCATCAGTACTGAATTCATTTGTGATGCTACTAAAACTTTGAGCTCCATCAATCATTATTTCATATAAGTCAGTTGTGTCATTGTGGTTTCTACTTACAATGCCACCACCAGTAATATCAACGTTAGTTGCATCGAAATTACTGTTATTAAATTCCAAAAATCCTGAGTATGATTTGACTGCACTAGAGGCAAATGTTGCACCTGATAAGTCTATATTATCAAACGCTGCATACGGAGTATCAGCTCTGAATCCACTCGTTGGTGAACCACTATGAGTAAAAGTATTATTAGTAAATGAACCATAAGTTACGGTATTCTCAAGGAACATTGCCTTTCCGGCTTCTTTCCATTCACTGAATGTACAATTATCAATAGTTACTGTATTGCCACTTCCACTTGGGTCTATTGTAAATGCGTCATATTTGGAGAATGTAGTATAAGAAGCAGTTATAGTCATTGTAGTTTTCATATCCCAAAAGTTAGTTGGTGTACCTGAACTCGTAACCGTATTCTCGTTGCCATCAGCACCAGGCGAGTTGAACGTTCCTGCTGAAGAGCCGAAACCACAACCACTAACATCCTCGAACGTCAGAGTAGAACCAGCACCCAATGTAAGTATTCCATTAGTTTCAACTCCTATTCTTTCAGTAAGTATATCATTACCATTACTATTGTAGGTTCCAGTATGTACTGTTAAATCCTCCGTAATTGTATGATTTCCTGTTGCTTGGACTGTTCCACCATCATAAACTCTAAATCGTGGGACTGTCATTTCTGGTATGCTTATTGTTCCACTTGTATGATATGTCTCTAAAACATATAATCCTGCCAATGCAGTTGTCCTATTACCAACCTTAGTTGGTGAATTAGTATGAGCTCCATCATTACCACCAGACCCACTATCTATTGCAGTAGTTCCTGAAGTTTCATCTAATTTCCAGTGGCCTACAAGGTTTGTTGTCCTTGCTTGATTGGGTAATATGTTTTCAGCAAGAGTTGTAATATCTCCTGCACTCAAAACAACATCATAAAGTCGAACATCAGCGATTGAGCCGTCAAAATAATTACCACCGTATTCTCCAATAACTAAAGGAGCTGTGCCACTACCCATAGCTGTATAAGCAGCATTCACAGCGCTTGTTGGAGACTCAGCAGCCCCACTGATATATAATATCAAACCATCTGTTGCACTGCTTCCACCTCTCCCATCGTATGTTGCTGCTACGTGATACCATTTCCCTACTTGGAGTGTAGTTGTTGAATTTATAGATTGTTGGTTACTTCCGAGATTGTCTTTTAAAAATACCTTTAACTTTCCAGCACCTTCAACAAAGAACGCCCATTCTCGATTAATTGCTGTATCGTCTTTTGCTATTATAGTGTTGCTACTACCAACTGCTCCGAGTTTAATCCAAGCACTTACTGAAAAGGGGTCGTCACCAACGCCATCACCAAAAGAAAAAATGTCGTTATCAGGTATTATAACTTTATCATTGCCACCATCAAATTCCAGCGCTTGTGGGACAAACACCTCATCGCTTGAATTATCACAAACCAATCGTTCTGCACCTGTTGCCGATAAAGTCCCGCTTACGTCTAACTCACCATTGAATTTTAAATACCCGTCATTTCCATTTATTTCTTCTAAAGTTGTAGTACCGCTAATGGCAAGATTTCTAACATTCTCGTTACCCGTCCAAGTGATTTTCTTATCAGTTCCCGTCATCTTTAGCGTAGAATCGCCAATGGTGAATCCTCCTGCTCCTGCCCAAGTTGCATTTGTAAATGTTCCTGTATTGGATTGTGAAGATGAATCTGAAACCGTACCTGTTCCTTCATCAAACTGCCACCATAGTTCAGCATTGCCGTCAGTAAATCCGTTT